GTGAAAAGTCCGATAAAACTATTGCTAATAGAGAATCTTAGAGTTAAGGAGGGATATTATGAATATAAGTGTGCCAATTGAGAATACTATGGAGTTCATTGAGCAGACTGTTATTTCTCCTTTAGTCTCCAAGTGTTCAATTAAAGTATGCTATGTGGGACCTGACCCTAATCGTAACGGAACTGTTATTACAAAAGAGGTTGCTAAAGAAATGGGGCGACAAATACCAGCGTCGCCAATCGTTGGCTTTTATAATGAGGATACAGAAGATTTTGAGCAACATAATCGAGATATTGAAATTAAAGATGGTAAGTTTCGATTAGTTGATACAACTAAAGCTTATGGCTTTGTACCCACTGATGCAAAGGTTTGGTTTTAGAAGTTCAGTGATCAAGGCGTTGAGCATGAATACCTTTGTACCGAAGGTTATATTTGGACAGGCGCTTATCCAGAAAGTAAGCGTATAATTGATAAAGGAAACAATTAGTCTATGGAGCTTGATAAAAATGCTCCTGGAAATTGGACAAATGATGTTAATTCGGGTAAACGAATTTTTATCTATAATGAGGCATTAATTGAAAAATTATGTATTCTTGGCGAGAAGTTTGAGCCTTGTTTTGAGGGTGCCAGTATTACAGCTTTCTCTTTAAACAGGGCAGAATTTGAAGAGTTTAAGACTCGTATGTTCTCGATGATAAACGAATTACAAGAAGCTGTAAATACCTATAAAGGAGGCTCTAGCGAGATTATGGAAGAGAAAAACCAGGTCGTAGAGGCCATTGATACTGAGCAGATCGCTTCTACTGATCTTGACGAGTATAAGAAGAAGCCCGACGAGGGTGAGGAAGAAAATAAGCAATCTGATGACAAATCAGGTCAAGAAGATCAGAAGAATTCTGAAGATAATACAGAGAAGCAAGAAGAGAGTTCTGATGCTGAAAAGAAGGAAGAGGACGAGGATAAGAAAAAGAAATATAGCCTCGATGAAATTCCTGAGTATCAAGAGCTAAAGGCTCAATATGATGAATTGGATTCTAAGTATGCTGCTCTTGAGACTGAGCATAATGATCTTGTTGCTGAAAAGTCTGCGCTCGATGATGAGATTGCTTCTTTACGGGAGTTTAAGTTAAACACCGAGAAGGATCAAAAGCAGGCTATGATTGATAAATTCTATATGCTGTCTGACGAGGATAAGAAGGATGTTATTGATAATATTAACACTTATTCTCTGGATGATATTGAGGCTAAGCTGTCTGTGATTTGCGTCCGCAATAAGTTAAACCTCGCGGAAACTGAGGTTGAAGAGGCTAGTGAGCAAGCTCAAAATCTCTTCTCACTTGAGGCCGCCGCAGATAGTGATACCGCTCCTGCTTGGATTAAAGCAGTACGCGAAAAAAATAAAGTTTAAGGAGGAAATTACAGATGGCTAATAAAAGTCTTAGCGGCGCTAAGTTTGTAAAGTATGGCTATGGTCAGGTAGAAGATAACCATCTTTCTGCTCCTCGTAATGGCCAGGTCTATGGTCAACTACCCGCCGCTAGCGATATTACTGTTCTTGAGAATGGACAGTTCGTTATTTATGATTATGCAAAGGGTCTTTGCAATTTACCCGGTGCCGCAGAAGCGGGCAATGGTCCTGTTATGATGGTTCTGAACGAGGTTAAGATCTATCGTGATCGTGAAACTGATGCTGATTTCGCTATGATTAAGGATAGCTATAATGCTCGTGTTTATAGCCCTCTGGGTCAGAATGATTCTAACTTGAAGAATGTTATTGATCTGACTGGTGAGGCTAATCGTGAAGGCGATACATCTAGTCCCTATGTTTATCAGATTGGTAATTACACCTATCCTGCTGCTATGCCCGAAGGCACTAAGATGGTTCCTCGTGTCCTTAAGATGAGTGTTGGTGATATTTATACTACTAACTGCGTGAATGAGGAAACTCTGGCCGTTGGTGATCAGCTGCGCGCTGGTGATGACGGATATCTGGCTAAGGCTGGATCTCATGGTCCTACTTTCCAGGTTGTTAAGGTTTATACAATGCCTGACATGCAGCCCGGTGTCAAGCTGCAGTGCATTGCAGAATAATAGAAAGGAGTGGCGTAATAATGGCATTAGATAGAGAAAACCTACTTGCTTTAATGAAAGCTACCGGTAACGCCAATCCTGGCAATACCTATAGTTGGAATGGTGAAAACCTTTCCTATAGCGCAATGAATGATACTTTGCGTGATGAGCTGAATGCTCTTGTTGGTACGGAAGAGTTATGGGATGACAATAAGAAAGTTTTCTTCCGTTTAATTTCTGAAACTGTTGATGAGGTTCTTCCTCCTCGTATGATTGACCGTTATGGTCAGTTTGCTGAGATTCGCACTTATGGTCAGGGCGATCGTCCTGTGTTTACTCGTAAACTAGGTAAGATGCGTGCTAAGCAATTTATTACTCGCGTTGGTCTTGCTGGTCGTTATGAGACCTTTAAGCTTGGCTCTGAGAGCTTCGAAGTCGCTACCAGCGCTATCGGCGGAGCTACCAAGATCGGCTTTGAGGAATTCCTCGATGGTCGTGTAAACTTCGCTGAGCTGCTTGCTATTATCATGGATGGCATGGATGAACTAATTTATCGTGAAATTGCTGCCGCTCTGATGGCTTCTATTGGTCAGCTACCTGAGGCTAACCGTATTGCTGCCGCGGGTTTCATTGAAGCTGGCATGGACTTCCTGGTAAACGGCGCTTCTGTTTATGGTGCTCCTACTATTTATTGCACCCGTGAGTTTGCTGTAAAGATGATTCCTGATACCGCTTGGATTTCTGACGCTATGAAGGATGCTCGTTGGAATGTTGGCTATCTAGGTAACTATAAGGGTTGCAACGTTATCGTTCTACCTCAGTCCTTCGAGGATGAGACTAATAGTCGCAAGGTTATTGACCCTGGCTATGCTTGGGTTATTCCTGCGGGTGCCGATATGCGTCCTGTTAAGGTCGCTTTTGAAGGCGTGACTCATACCCGCGAAGTAGACAATAACGACGACTGGAGTCGTGACATTCAGGTTTATCGTAAGGTCGGTGTCGGCGTTATGATGACCAATAACATCTTCTCTTATACTGATACTCAGTTAGCAGGTAAGCTTGATAACACCAAGCCCAATCTGTAATTAAGAGACTATCCCTCTTTACTTATTTGAGAAAAAGGAGTTTAATTATGGTTGATAAGGTTGAAGTTTTTAATAAAAGCGCTGGTGTTGTAATGTATAAGATCCCCAATAGTCCAGCCGGTAATGTTCGCACTTTCTCTGCGCATCAAAAGCAAACGGTTAGTGTGCAGGAATTAAATGATTTATGTCAGCATCCCGGTGGATTGGAATTATTCTACAACTACCTTTATATAAATGATCCTGAGGTTGTAAGAAGTATTTTACAGCTTGAGCCGGAGCCGGAATATTGGCTGACAGAGGATTAGATTCCCGCATGGATGGATACTTGTTCTCTTGATGAATTTATAGATGCTTTGAACTTTGCTCCCAAGGGAACGAAAGATATTATTAAAAAGTTGTCTGTTGAGAGAAAGTTAAATGATAATAATAAGCGTCAGGCTATTAAAGATATTCTTGGTTATGATGTTAGCGCGGCGATCGAAGCTGCGGAGCCCGATGAAGATGAAGTTGTTGCACCTGCGGCAGCCACTACTCGGCGCGCTTCTGCGACCTCTATAGAAACACCTACTCGGCAAGCAAAGAGTACAACTATTATAGTTCCTAAAGCCGAAAATTAATAAAGGAGGTTTTTATTATGCCTGAATATCCAGTTCAAGGTGATCCAACCCCCTTTAACCATTGTATTTATGCTCATCGAAATCGAATTAATGGTAAAGTTTATATTGGACAAGCTACCGGTAATCCAAAAGATAGATGGGGAAGCAATGGGGTAAATTACAAGAAGTAGCCATATTTTTGGTAGGCTATTCAAGAATATGGCTGGTCTAATTTTGACCATATTATTTTAATGGAAAATCTTTCTTAGGAAGATGCTAATACTTATGAGCGATATTGGATTAGCCAATATCGCTCAAATACCAAAGCAGGTGGTTATAATAAGACCAGTGGCGGTTAGGGATTAAGAGATATAGATCATGTTACTCGTCAAAAGATAAAAGATAGTTTAAATAAGTATTGGAATTCGGAAAAAGGAAAAGCTCAAGCTATTAAGCATAGTAAAGCGATGAAAGGAACTGGGAATCCTATGTATGGGAAAACTCATACATAGGAGGCTAAGTAGACGATAAGCGAGAAGCATATGGGAGAAAAAAATCCTAACTTTGGAAAACATTTTTCTAAGGAGCATCGAGATAAAATTAGCTAGAGCCTTTCGAACGGAAAAGCTTATTGGACTGGCAAAACGGGTCTCAATAATAAGTCTTCAAAACCGGTTTATTGTTTAGAGCTTGAAAGATGTTTTGAATCTGCGAAGGACGCAAGTGACATTTTAAATATAGATAAATCATCTATTGGCAAGTGTTGTAGAGGCGTTCGAAAAACAGCTGGTAATTACCATTGGAGATTGGCGACTTTTGATGAAATTGAAATTTTAAGGAGGGAAAAATATGGCGCCCCCTATTGAAGGAACTGATTTTGAAGAAATCTTTAATGCTTTTTTCTCAAAAATTACTGATGATATGTAT